GGGTTATTACACCATGGATGCCATGGGATGTATGCTTGTACGAGAGTGTACTGATGGTGTAGTTGAAGTTAAGAACCATAAGGATATCGCAAAACACTTCAATAAGTTTCCAATGACACCACCAATGTCAGTGGAGTTTGATGAACTTGTTAAGGCTTCTAATGCAGTAGGATCTAAAGTTTTCCTTGCACCAGAAAAGTATTTCCCTCCTGGTCATCGTGGTGTTTATCACACAGTCAGTAATAACTTCTTCCTCAATGAAAGATTTGTAAAGAGGTACAATGTCCTGATGACCGTGATGCGTCATGAGGGCTGGCACGCCGCACAAGACTGCATGGCAGGTTCTATCAAGAACAACATGATTGCAATCATCATGCCTGAGGAAGACGTGCCACAGGTCTGGAGAGACATCGTAGAGAAGACGTATCCTGCATCCGCCGTTCCTTGGGAAGCAGAGGCGAAGTGGGCGGGTATGACTGAAGGGATGACCATGAAGGCTCTTAAGTCATGTGCCGCTGGTACGATGTGGACAGACTACAAACCAACTCCCATGACACTTGAATGGTTGAAAGAAAATGGTTTCATCAAATGATATTTGGAAGAACTACAAGAAAGTTCTTTGGGAAACTTTTCCTGATCTAGAAAACATTTGTGACTGGGCAGATTGGGAAGGAAAAAATCTTAATCTTTCTGCCAAGTTATATAACTCTCCATACATCTTGAAGGCCAGAGAAGTAGAAATCTGGAACGATAAGACGTGTATTTACAATACAATCATCTACCCCAAGACTGGATCTGATTTGCCTTGTTTTGGAATGGATCTGATGATGTTCTTCCCGAAGAAAGTTGTTTTAACATTCGACTTTCAACATCCTCGTGAGAATTATTTGTTATCTGTTCCAAACTTGCCTAAATGTGAAGGTGGTATTAGGTTCTTCGAACCTGGTAATCACTTCTCTGAAAATCTATACATTCGGAAATGTACATCCGAACAAGTAGATGATTACCTTGATGATTTTAAAACATATCTACGGATATTTGCAGATATGTTGAACTCTAAAAAACCAACTGGACTAGATACATCTAAGTACACTGACTTTGATCAGTACATGACCAAGTTGGATCCTGTTGCTGGATATCTTTCCAGTAATTTTGGAAAAGAACAATCCGAAAAACTTGTAAAAGAATTTTTGTTTACTTACTGATATGTCATTTACTGTTTATTCAAAACCTGATTGTCCATATTGTGAGACCATCAAACGTGTTCTTGTTGGTAAAGATCTTCAGTTCCAAGAGTACATCTTGGACGTAGATTTTAACAAGGATCAGTTCTATTCAGAGTTTGGAGAAGGAACTACATTTCCTCAAGTTGTTATGAATGATCAGAAACTGGGTGGGTGTACTGACAGTGTAAAATATCTACGAGAACAAGGTATTGTCTGATGACTAACGAACTCTACTACGACGTTGATCGTGCTATTGATTATGCCTTTGAAGGTCAATTTGTCCTCAAATTTTATGAGTATCTAAAAGTCTGCGATATTAAACGACCTCAAGTAGAAGAGTTCATTCACAGTTCTACCGCTGTAGAGATTACTGATCTAGTCAATGAACTCGGAGAGTATATTGAAGGTGGTAACGACTATCAACACAGGTATCTCCGCGAGGCCTATGGACACATTCCAAAGCCTCAGGCCAGAAAGATCAAGGACTATTTGAATGGTATACTGGAAGATGCCTGGCAGTACAGTCATGACAAACGTCCTGGACGAAAGAAGGGATCCAAGAATCGCAAGAGGGTCACTAAATAAACCAGAGAGTTGGAGGATGTTTAGGTTTCCTATTTGGTAGTCTCTCAAGGGTAAAAAAATGTTAGCAATCGCACTAGTTTTCGGTGTCCTCTTTGCGTTAGGAGGAGCCGTTGTCGGATTTATCGCAGGATGGTTTGCGAATGAAAAGTACAATGAGTACATGGAGTTAAAAACGGCACAGGTTGCCACACACCCAGAAATGTACGATACTGAGGGAAACCTAATCACAACTGAACTCACAGCATTAAGAGTTGTTCTCGATGAGAGCGCTTACATCGACTATGATGACGAAGATTAATTAACCATGCCTACAAAAACTACATTGCCGCCCAATCCTCTTTTGACTGAGGTTCTTGAGTTTGTTTCGAAACAAAGAAGTAAAGCCAAGAAGATTGAGGCCCTTAAAGAGTATGATACGGACGCTCTGCGTGCTATCTTGATTTGGAACTACGAAGCCCAGAGTATGTTGCCTGAAGGTGCAGTTCCTTACAGTCCGAATGAAGCTCCAAAAGGAACTGAACATCAACAACTCTCTACGGAGTACAAGAGACTCTATCACTTTGTCAAAGGTGGTAATGATGCTCTGAAACCTCTCCGTAGAGAGAGTATGTTCATTCAACTTCTTGAAGGTCTTCATGCAGATGAAGCGGCCCTTCTGTGTAAAGTGAAGGACCGTCGTCTTGAAGAAGACTACAAGATTAATATTGCTATCATCAAAGAAGCTTACCCTGACATCAAGTGGGGGTGGCGTAGTTGAATCTGACGACAGGTGAAGTGAATCGAATCGAAGGTTATGGGGTGAAAGTAATCGCCACTAACTGTCAACCTGAGGCCGCTAAAGACAAATCTCTCCCCACCGATAGTTACATTCTTAAACTTGAAAAGGATGGAGAGATTTGGTATGATATTGTTAAAGGTCTGAGATCTAATATCTTTGACGCTTACTATGATACCTTTGGTCACTGCATGAGACGAATGGATTGGACAGACGGAACTATCAATCCTAAAATGTGGGGCTATCAAGCCAAAACTGACAAGAAGAAAAAATGACTGAAGAACAATTTGAATACCAGGAACCTCAGGGTAAGGGTATGACTGGAGACCTCTCTGAGGAAGAGGCTTCCACTGGTTCTGCAAGTAAAAATTGGTCAAAGAAAACTGCTGACTTTGGGTTTGGTGGTGGTAAGTCTAAGGATGACATCTTGGATCAATTCATGCAAGAAACTACTCTTGAGGTTTCTGCTGTGAAAAAAGTCATCAAAGAGTACAAGAAACTCAAGAAGTACAAAAAATCTAATCTTAGAGCCATTCGTAAACTGAGTGGTCAATCGGATATTCTTGACAGACTGCAACAAGAATATTACCAAAACCCAGAACTGTAACAAATGTTACAGAAGTGCTTGCCTATATAAGTCAAAAGGGTATACTACCCTTACGTTCATCCCATTCGTTGTTTGCGAATAACGAATGAGACGCAAGTAAGTCGCGGAACGGAGCGTTCATCCTATGTTATCACTTGCCTTAATCTTCTTTAGTCATGTCCCAGTGGAGAATTATCTTCGTTGTGATGATTTTAATTGGTTGAAGCAAGGTCTTGAGGAAACTGAATTGTTTACTCCTTTTGAAAAGGCCGATATCCTTATCAATTGGATGGAACATACAGATCCTCGTTGTTTTGATAACTAGGACGCAAACGACTGAAGGAACGGGAGATTAATTTCACCCTAGTATTTCAGGAGACTAACAATGAACACACTTCTCATGATCAAAGAGCAGATCCAAAAACAGTCTGCACTTCATGATGCACAAATCTCTCACACTGCATATCGTGGCGTGAAGTTTGAGTGCAAGCATGGCGTTGCTGACGAAGTACATGGTACTTTCTGCTATCGTGGTCACACTTACAATAAGTGAGACAGAATGAAAAACTATCAATATCATTATGATGATATGGATAGAGATAACCGGCCTCCAGCTTGTTATCAACTTACTTACAGAGGATGCAATTATTGGTCTTGTTATCTAATCCATTTGGATGAATGGTTTGAGAAGATCTTTAAGACAGAGGGGGACTAAGGTCTCCCTCTTTTTTTGTAGGTATAAACTCGTAGGTATAAATTTTTGTATCCTAACATACAAAAAATCAGGATATCCTGACTATATACGATAGAATTATGAGAGGTGATGAAATGAATGAAACCCTCTTTTCATCATGATTGTTTTGCATAGGGGTTATTATGCACAATTTATTATCACATAATCAATTAGCTGGGTGGAAACAAGCTTTCGTGAGATTGGATAGGACTTTAGATAGGAGTATGGAAGAGTCCGATCTCATTAATGACTACTACAACTGTTTAATCGAATGTGATGAAGACCAAGGCACCTGCAAAAGAATTTGCAGAGAAATACTACAAAGGTAGAAGAATTTAAGAGCTCATTAAAATTCTTTACTTAGGAGGGCAAAGGCCCTCCTTTTTTGTAAATAGCCATAGTCTAGGGCACACAACCCCTATGGGTATGAGTGTACAGAGAACCGCATTTACAGCGTAAATCAGACGAGTGCGCTGAGATCTGGAATCAATGGTATGAGTGGCGTTACAACCGACCTGAGGACCCCCTGGCACCCTCTGTGGCTAGGGAGTTGAGGTCTCAGTGGGGTCAGTGTGCCACTGAACTTGGAGACATGGTTCAGGAGACTTTAAGAACTGATCCTCACTACAAGGGTTGGGAGAAACTGGTGAGGGTTGACAAGAAATCCAAACCTAGATAGAATAACTCTGCCAGGGTTCAAGGGACATGAACAAAGCTAAACTTAAAGTTCTTCTGGCCGCTTTGAAAGAAGTCGTAGAGGAACTAGAATCAGAAATCTATTCTGATACCGAATCGTATCTAGAACATGATCCCTATAGTTCTAGTGATTTAATTAACGATTACATTGAGGTCTTTGACGATGACGATGGATATCCAGACTGACTGGAGATACAGTGAAGAAAAGATGGAGTTAAGACAACAAGCTCTTAGAGTTTTACTCAATAGATTTGGTCACTGGTTAGAAGATGGTGTTCCAAAATATTCTTCTCAATCTATTTACGAATGTGCTCATGACTGGGTATCTCAGGGTAACATGAACACGGCTGGAATTATCAAATGTTACTTAGAGTATTACGCCAATGTATGAAGATCTAGATTGTTTCGAAACAGCCTTAAAACATTTCGGAACCAGAGTCGATGTAATTATTGCCATGGAGATGGCTGATAAGTTAGACTCTGAAACTTCCTATCAGCTGATTAAGAAAGAACTCAAAGAATTGAAAAGAGTTCGCAAATCTTGGAAAGAAACCAATTGTGAGGATTGTTAATGACTGTCAAACTTGTATCTGTCACTCCTGATGCTGAGAAGACCATGGCCTATGTGGCACGGGTGAGTAA